CCTCAGCCTCAAGAGGTATAAACAATGTCTCTTTTTTTAATATATTAGATCCCTTAGTTTTCCCTACTATAGTTATAGACGAAGGGGTGATATTACTAGATGCATCTATCTGTATAATTCCATTATAAGGTTCAGATTTAAGATTTATTACATTACCTTGAGCATCTTTGAACCATCTTTCTGGGAAGGTCGTGGTTACCTGAGAATATAATATACCCTGTGTTTTATATTCAGAATTTAAGTCTTCTGCTACATGGAAAGTAACTTTACTGCCGTCCGCAGTATTCATATTTCCTGAAGAGTCTAAAATAATGTCCACCCCCGAAACTTGTTTACCTTCTTCATCATAAAACTTATAAGTTTCTAGTAAATCTGAATATTTAGAATAATCATTAAACTGGATGGGGTGCTTTGTGAAGGTTCTGCTATACTGCCTCATGTCTTGTACAGATATGTGGTCTATAATCGACAAAAGTATTAGAGAAGGTATTATCGTATTAGAAATAACTCTACGACATNANTTTGAGAAGTTCTATGTACTTGGTTTTGTTTTTTGTAGTAACTGTATGGAACTTTTACTTTTTGATTTCTCGTATCAAAAGTAAGAGATTTTTCTCTAACATCTTTTTCTTGTAATACTTGAATCACTTTGGTAGTAAAACACGAATCAACCGCATCAGCGTTAGTTAGTTCTTGGAAATTTAAAGAATGTGACAAAGTATATTTTACAAAATTAACAGCACCTTGAGCCTGCAAGATAGAAGCATCATATTTGACCCAAGTACCGTCCGGCATATAGTTCCAGAAAACTTTATTACCAGTGTAATCAGTCTCTACGTCAGTGTGTATCCATACTCCAAAAGAGCCGCCCCCTAAAAGTAAACTATCATCTCTTCCGAAATTACCTCTCACCGTTAACTTAAAATCTCTTTCAGGTATTAAGAAATTAGGCGAAGTGCCATAATCTTTTAGATTAAATCTTATACGCGGGAAGGAGCTTTTAGATTTTAAGAATATCATAGAATTTTCTATGTTATAATTATCCCTTTGAGTTGAGGCATTTGAAGTATCTAAATCGTAAATAGTAAACTCTGAAGTTCCAGTAACAGCGTCAACTAACTCTACACCCGATAAAACATAGGGATTTCTAACTTCTGTATATTCTACATACATATCATCAACAGAGTTAGCACTTAAATTATTTAAAGCAGATAAAGAAGATACCGTGAAGAAGGATTGCGTAGCCGCTGTCTCTATTAAATTAAAGCTTACGCTGGTGGCCGAACCTTCTATATTAAAATAAGCATTATAAAGAGTAGGTCCATACGTATGGGATAAAATGTTAGGACCGCCATCTGTGTAAGAATCTAGTAGACCATTACCTATCCCGGTGTCAGTAAAATAAGCTATATAATCTTTGAAAGATTTATGAACACCATCTATTGAGTCCCTACTAAAAATTCTCTTACCTAAAACAGTAGAGTACAAGTCTTGTAAATCTAAAGAGTCTTCAGCCAGTAAAGTATCAGTTAAACTAGTAATAGAATCTCTGAAAGATGAAACATCTAATAATATTTTATTAGTTTTATAAATAGCCTCAGCCGTGCCCTTAGCTTTTTTATACCTTAAATTATATAAATAGTAATTAAAATCTGATAACCTATCCCTATTCACGTAAGAGTTACATGTCCCTGGAGTTATCGACTGTCTGCCTCTTACATCAAACGTAGATGAAGCTGCTATAGTGGATAATGTGTAATCAGAGCTACTGTCCCAACAGTTAGACCATACATCAGTATCATAAGGCCAAGAGCTTACCTCATAAAGGTTTTTAAAGTTGATAACAGGATTAAAGCCATACTGACTGTTAATGAAACCTAGAGGGTAATAATCAATATCAGTATCACCTTGATCACTGGTATTATAATAAATTGGCATGTTCTGACCAGTTCGAGTATACCACCCTGACTTCTTTAAGGTTTTTGAAAAATCTCTACGCCTTATATTAGATCTTTCGACATTCGTTAAAGGAGCAGCACTTACAGAAGAACCTGCCAATTGAATAGGATCATAAGAATTGTCTACAACTTCCCTTTTGAATACTGGTAGATTTGTATGATCGTTAGCTGACCGAGATGAATTTGCAGGCGTTGAGTAGTCACCCCCTACGGCTCCCTGTATGCTCCGTATATCGACTCCAGAGGACTGATAGCCTCCCTGCACCCCGGACAGTACAAGATCGTGTACAGCGTACCTGACGCTGGGACAGTTGACAGCGGAGACTACTATCCCATCTACATGCTCTAAATCCACATGAGACCTTGCTATACTTTTAGCTGGAGTGAAATCATCTACAATTGATAAGGATTGAAAGAAATCATTTTTCGTATAAAGAATGTCATTAAAAAACGCAGTATCAAAAGATCCTGAGGAAAGGCTGACATCAAAATGAGAAGACTTAGCATTCCACAAAGAAAGATACTCATACTTCTCGAATTCTTGATTATCTAATATGTCAGATTCGTTAGGCGCTATATTTAAAGAACTAGTAAAGAATAGTAGAGAATTATTGTAAAACTTTGCTGATAAAGAATCGGATAGGACATGATCTTTTACATAATTAAAGAAAGAGTCTGCCAACTTTCTTGTGACTCCAAAGCAAAGCAATTGATCTTTGAAGAAGTTTAATAACTCTACAGTAAGATCTACATCCCTGTAAAACTTAACTTCCTCCCAAGGAGGTATAGAAAAGCCTCTACCTCTGTACTCAAATATAAACTCAGGATTATCTATATCAAACTTAAAGTTTCTAACATAAAACTGCTCAGGGAAAAGCTTAACAGCTTTGAGGAACATGTGATCCATAACAAATCTAACATTAAGATCTGTATCGGAATAACTAAACTCCCCGTCCGCATAAAAACTAGCTTTATCAGGAGACCAAGAATCAAACTCCGTACCTGCTGTCTTTAAAAGATAATAAATTAAATTAGGTACGTAAGACTCATAAAACTCTGAAATACTAGAAGATTGAAACTGAGTGCCAGGAAGGACAGTGGTTATAGCATTATATAAACCTTCCTTAGTACCTTTTTGCTTATACAGTTTCATTGCAAACCTAAGCTGTCTTCTCCACCCTGCTGGCGAAGAACCTCTCAAGTTCCAACCTATTAACTCGGCTAAGTACTTTAAATATTTATCTGGGCACTTCTCTAAATCATATAAGTACTCTAAAAGCTGAGAGTTCTTATTTGTATCAAACATCGCATAAGATGTACCTTTTATAAACTTTGTAAACTGCCCAGTAGATTCTCTATCTTCTAAAAAATTTCCATTGTTTATATAATCTATAAAAGCATCGTAGATATAAGTATCATCTAATGTTATGGCCCCTCTATCATAAACTACTTCTGTTAGTGTTTTTAACTTATCTAAATTCTGTGTACCACTAACATATTGACCTGTACCTGAGTAGTAATTTATAGGAAGTATCTCAGAGGAGGTAGAAGATAACGAAGACCAGTTTCTCCAAATGTAATCAAATATACCTTTCACTCCGTCTTGGGTAGTGTAAGGGGTAGAGCTTAAGTAAATATCCGTTAAAGCACTAGCTACATAAGCTGAGGGATCATAATCAGTGCCACTAGTGTTAAGGAAGTACAGCCAGCCTAATTTATCTATAAGATAATCATGAGTCCCTGATGCTGTATTGCTAAAGGCACTGGCAGTAGTTTCCGCTAAGGAATTTGAATTTAGTACTATCTTTGGTAGAAGATCCTTTTTAAAGAATGTTAAAAACTTGTTATAAGAGTCTCCTGATAATGTAAAAACATCTACAGCAGAGGCATCTCTAGCAAAAGTACATGGACTTCCTATAATACTGCCAGTACATAAACTTAGTTTATGTAATATATCTACCTCTATAGTTTTTGGAGATACTTCATAAGCTCTATCGTTCTGAGGAATAAACCATTTAGATAAGCCAGAAACTGTATTAATAGAGGAAAACTCTCCAGGGGTTGCAGAGACTCCTAGTAATGATGGTTGATTTATACAAAAGTTAAGAAGACTATTAACTACCTGGGCCTCCAGCCGAACATCAGAAGACTTGTTCTCTACCGCATTGTCAAAATATACGGCAGGTAGTACGGACTTTATAGCTTCTTCATAGCTTCTTTTGAAATACTTCTGTACCATTATACTAAGTTAATATTAATATTTAAGTTATTTAATTGAATAACCTCATTAAACTCTACTGGAATCACAGCCTCATTGAAGTTATCTACAGTAGAAAATAGCACTGCTGGGACTTCTACTATACTATTATTTAAATCTGCGAAATATAGCGAATCTCCAAAACTCCAATTATCTGCTAAAAAGAAGTTAGTTACTTGATTGGCTATTTTACTACTAATAGTGCCCTCTAAACCCTCGAAATCTCTCTTTACCGAGGCGGTTATAATCAAATCTACTGTCCTGATTAACCCATCAGCCAAAACCACTTCATCAGTTAACATCTTCTTTTTTTCTATCTCCGTTAACATAGAATCTTTAAAGGTTAAAGATGCTTTCTGGTACTGTGCGTTAGAGGCTTTCTCTAACAAATAAACATCTATAACATTGGCAGATGAGTAGGCTTTTCTAGTTACCGCCGTAGCCTTTCCAGTCGTACCAGCGGGGGAAGTAAAAGAGTTGGCAAAAGCTACATAATCATCTAAAGTAACCAACCTCTCTTGAGTTCTAAAATACATAGGTCCGAATCTTTTTGCCTTATTTATATCCTCTGCGTCCGCACCTCCTGTAGCTAGAGAAGTTTGAACGGCTCTAATATTTGAAACCACACCATCATAGGTTCCAGTATTTACAGCGTTTAGGTAGGAGTTAGGGCTGTTTCCCCTGCTGCCCCCACCAACTCTATAAGATACAGAGTACCCTGATTTGGGAGCGGGAGAGACCCCATTACTACCATCCCCAAAAACAATAGTTGCTCCATAATCATCGGAGTATACTACTTGGAAAATCTTATCATCGGTGCTGGAGGCTTGAAATATATTATCTACTTGCCTA